AGGGTATGGAGATTGAGAAACAATATAAATTAAATGACCCTGTATGGGATAAACGATGGACAAAGGAGAATGTATAATGGACATGAATGAATATTACAAACAACTAGAGGGTTTTTCTATAAACAAATACTTAGGAGAGGGAGAAGATGGATTCCCTAAGTTCTTGTTAAAAGCACCTAACTATGCACCTGTTATGATTGAAGTATCAGCAGATGCAGAGGGTAACTATGGTGGATTTTTATTTATAAGTCCTGATGAAAAGGAGAATGTATAATGATAACATTACAAGACTTAAAAAATGCAGTTGATGATATTAAAGATGATGATGAATGGGTAGTAGATAGCCACACTAAAGCAGAGCATAATGGTGTATGCAGAGGTTTGGATATGCTCATTAGACATTTAGAAGAAGTACATATTAAGGGAGTAATAGTATAATGCTTATGGAATCACTAATATGCCTAGCACTTAACGTGTACCATGAGGCAAAGAATCAAAGTTTTGTAGGACAAGTGGCAGTCGCACAAGTTGTAATGAATAGAGTAAAGGATAATAGATACCCTAACAATGTGTGTGATGTAGTCAAACAGGGTTTAACATATAAGTGGAAACCCACACTACCTATCAGAAACAAGTGTCAATTTAGTTGGTACTGTGATGGTAAAAGTGATAAGGCTAGAGAGAAGAAGGCATGGAATGTTGCACTCAAGGTAGCCAAGGGTGTTTACTATGGCAACCTAGATGACTTCGTAGAGGGTGCAACACATTATCATGCACACTATGTTAATCCTAGTTGGGCAGAAACTAAAACATACATAACAAGAATAGATGACCACATATTTTATAGGTGGGATATTGAAAGGAGTAAATGATGGCAGTAGAAAGAGACCAATTATCAACTGAAAATAAAACTAAGGGAGATGACATGAACTTAATAGAACTAGAGAAAAAAATAAAAGAGCATGAGGTCATACAAAAATTTAAAGATGGTGTTACAGATGCTATGTTACATGGCACAAGAGATGAGAAACAATCACACCATTACTATAAACAAGGCTATGACTTTGGTATAGATTTGTTTTGTAAACAAGAGGAGTGGACACATGAATAGATATTATGTAGAATTTAAAGACACAAAACAAACTAATGGAACTGCTTATCTTTACGTTAAAGCATATAATGAAGAACAAATACGAGATATGTTTGATGAATATGATATAGTAGCAATAGATATAACAGATTAGGAGTGGACACATGACTAAAGTAGTACATGATACATGGCAACTGATTATGAATCATCAGCGTAACCCATTGAAATATATACCTGATTTAAATACTAGACACATGGTCATGCAAGTGTTAGCATGGATGTGGTGCATAGTATTCTCTATGTACTTTGGTAGTATGTGGGTGTTTGGTATAACTGCAGTTGCTCACGTGTTTTTAATAAGTGCTATTGTATTAACTGTAGCTACGTTTGAAACTGCGAAGAGAAAGCCTACATTCTTTTTAAAAGAAGGCTATCATACACCAAGCAGAAGTAGATATATGTATCACAATGGCAAGAGAATTAAGTATGATGATAATGACAAAGGTGGAGAACATGAGTAGATATTATGTAGAACTAAAAAGAAACCTAAAACAAAAAAGTAGTATTAGTTTTTATATGATGGCATATAACAGAACTCAAATAATGGATATGTTTTGGGATGAATATTATGTCGTTGCAGTAGACCCAACAGAATAGGAGAGAATAAAATGACAACTATTAAACTTACAGAAGCACAAAAAGAAAGACTGTTAAAACAAGTTAATAACTTGAGAGAGATAGTTAATAACGTAAATGAATGTTTGCCTTTAGACTATCACACAGTAACTGAGTTACCTAGTTTAGAATATTTACTAGCAGATATATTTAACTTAGAATTACCTGAGTGTGAGCATAGTTATGCAGATAGGTGGAGAGATTATAAATTTAAAGTGAAAGGAAAGAAAAATGTGGCATAGAATAGTAGATTTTTTTAACGTAAACTATGGTGAGGGTACAAAGTTTGACCTTGACTATGGTAAGCTACTGATAATAGCATTGTGTATTTACATAGCCATAAAGGTATAATATGACTAATAAATGGAAATATGTTAGGACAAATTCAAAAGGCGAAAAGATATATAGAAGAGATACAAATGAGTCTCTTGCTTTTGTCACAGATTATCTTACTAAAAAGGAAATACCTTATGAAGTAAACAAATCAGCAGGTTTATTATATATTGATAATATAGTTGATGTTACTTATGTATATTATTGGACTACAGGCAGATGGTCTAAAAGAAAGACAAGTATAAGACAATACAAACAACACTTTCATAGCAAAGGTATTGACGATTTTGTTACAAATTATTTAAATAAATATGCTGAAGAGCGTATGACTTATCATGAGGATAAACATATATCTTGTTTTAGTTATCCTAATTGTGATGAAGCACCACGAGGTTGTAATATTCGCAGGTCTAGTAAGTCAAAGAAACCTAAAAGTACTTTGCACATTGGTGGTGATGTAGAATATTTTGGGCATAAAGGTTAAGGAGAGTATAAGATGCATTTAAAAAACTTAGTACATGATTATTATTTATCCTTTGATTTCAAGAACTTACGAGAGGAAACTAAGAAACAATATCAATATTTTCTTGGAGTAATGTTAGATACAAAAATTGAAGATAAGAAATTATCTAAACATAATTACACAAAGCTATCCACACGATATGCAAAAACTGCATATAACATTTGGTGTGAAAAAGGTGTATCTATGGCTAACCATGTTATGTCTGTAACACGAGTTGTATTTAATCATGGTATCAGAGAAGAACTGTGTGCTATTAATCCCTTTGCTAGTGTCCGTAAGAGAATCTCTGAGAGGCGAAAAGTAGTTTGGACTAGGGAAGATGTCCAAAAGTTTTTAGATACTGCCTACAGCGATTTTAACACACGTAATTTAGGGTTGATTGGACACATGGCATATGCTTGGTGTCAAAGATTAGGAGATATGAGAGTGCTAGAGTGGTCTGCAATAGATTTTGATAAGCAAACTGTACATATTGAACAGTCTAAACGTAAAGCAGATGTATATTTACCTATTGATAATGATTTATTTGAGATGTTACAGCAACAACACCAAGATTTTGGGTTTCAAAAGTATGTAGCACCCCGACCAAAAGCTATAAAGGGTGTATACAAGCCTTATTCACTACATAAACTACCATTTTTTGCTAGAAAACTGATGCAGGATGCAGGTTTATCTGATGAATTACGTTTATCAGACCTCAGAAGGACAGGAACTACAGAAATGGTTGATGCAGGAGTAGGAATAGGGCAAATTATGTCAGTTACAGGGCACTCCAACCCCAATAGTGTAAAACCATACATGAAAAATACATTAATTAGTGCAAATTTTGCATTGACAGAACGAAAAAAGCATGGTACAAGCATTTCAACTGCCGACAAGGAAAGTGTATAGTATATGACTAACGTATATAACATTGTAACTGATATGAACATCAGTAATGGTGTTACCAAAAGAACTAACTGTCCTAATTGTGGTGGTTTTAATACCTTTACAGTTACAAACAATATGGGTAGTCTTGTATGGAACTGTTACAAGGCATCTTGTAATGTAAAAGGTGGCACTAGAGTATTCTTATCAGCAGATGATATCAGAAATACTTTTAGTGGATTCAAAGAATTTGCTGATGAAAGTTTTACATTACCTGAGTACATCATTCCCTACACAGGAGAAGACTTTTACGGAATAGATAAAAAACATTTGATGTATGATGTCAAAGAAGATAGAGTTGTGTTTGTAGTCAAGCACAATGATATAATTGTAGATGCCACAGGGCGAAGTTTAAAAAATAAATTGCCTAAGTGGAAAAGATATGGAAAAAGTGCCTTGCCTTATGCCTTTGGTTGTGGTAAGGTCGCAGTTGTTGTTGAGGATTGTGTGAGTGCGACAATCGTAGGTAATGATGTATTAGTTGGGGTAGCTGTGTTGGGTACGTCACTATCTGAATCGCATAAAAATTATCTTGCACAATTCTCAACAGCTATAATAGCACTAGACCCCGATGCCCTACCGAAAACACTATCTTTTGCTAAAGAACTACGAGGACACGTAGACAGTATAAAAGTTCTCAAGTTACAAGATGATTTGAAATATCGTAACTCTGTCGACATGATGAATTTAAGAAACCTAACCCCAAAGGAGTAAACACATGGAATTATCGTTAATACGAAGTTTGATGGACAAGGAGTTCTATGATGAGCATAGAGGTGCTAAATGTCCTGACAGATTGTTTAGTAAAGATGTAAGAAAGATTAAACAATCCATAGACAAAGCTATAGAAAGATACAACAGGTCTGTTACACCTGATGAGATAGAGGCTTTGTTCATGACATCTAATCCAACATTCACTACAGCACAGAAGTCTATTTATACAGGTCTGTTTAACAGGATTAAGAAAGAACAGGCTATGGGTGTGGATGTAGCACAAGAGGTGTTGTCTAAGTTATTTCAACAAGTGATTGGAGAAGACATTGCCAATCTAGGGTTTGATTATGTAAATGGAGATAAGAGTAGTTTAGAACCTCTAAGAAGTTTGTTAGAGAAATATGGAGATGATTTTACACCTAACTTAAATATAGAATGGGATGACATAGACATGGATACATTACTTGAGAAGAATGACCTAGAGGCACGTTGGAGTTTTAACATACCCACTTTAACTAGAGTTATTGAGGGCATAAATGCAGGACACTTGATTGAGATAGGTGCTAGACCAAACACAGGTAAGACATCTTTTCATGCTAGTTTGATTGCTAGTCCTAGTGGCTTTGCACATCAGGGTGCTAACTGTATTATCTTATGTAACGAAGAATCTGCACACAGAGTTGGTGCTAGATATCTGACGGCAGCCACAGGCATGACGATGCAAGAGATTAGAAAGAATCCTAGCAGAGCTAGAGACTTGTATGCACCTGTCAAAGAACGTATTAAGATTAAAGATGCAACGGGTCGGGATATGTCTTGGGTTGAGAGTGTATGTAAGTCTTACAAACCTGATGTAGTATTGCTAGACATGGGAGATAAGTTTGCTGTTACGAGTGGCTTTGCTAGAGTTGATGAGGCACTCAAGGCTAATGCTATCTATGCTAGACAGATTGCTAAACAGCACGAGTGTGCCATGTTTTACATGTCACAGCTTAGTGCAGATGCAGAAGGTAGGATAGAACTGAATCAATCTATGATGGAAGGCAGTCGAACAGGTAAGGCAGCCGAGGCTGACCTCATGCTTTTGATAGCCAAGAACCCTACTACAACTACTGAGGGTCAAGAAGAAGATACACAAAGACATATAAACATAGTTAAAAACAAGTTGACAGGATGGCATGGTCGTGTAGAATGTAATCTTGAATACAAGACAGCGAGGTATGTACCATGAGATTAATAATTGATGTAGAAAATACTGTAATACAAAGAGATGGTAAGTTACACTTAGACCCTTTTGAAGAAAGTAATTCATTAGTGATGGTGGGTTTGCTAAATGCGAGTGGAGAGGAAACCTTAGTAACCTTTGACCATAGTGAGATAGATGCAACACCCGATGGTCATACTATAGTTCAGAAAGCATTAGATGATGCAACTTTACTCATAGGACATAATATAGCCTACGACTTAGTATGGTTGTGGGAGTCAGGTTTTAAGTATGATGGTTCAGTCTTTGATACCATGTTAGGCGAATACGTCTTACAACGTGGACAGAAACAACCCTTATCTCTTGAGGCATGTGCAGAAAGATATGAGTTAGATACACAGAAAGAAGATACTCTTAAAAACTATTTTAGTAAGGGGTATACAACTAGAGACATACCACACAGCGAATTGTCTAAGTATCTAAGTGCAGACTTACATGCTACAAAAGAATTATCTGATAAGATTTATATCAGAATCAATGGCTCTCCTGATTCGTCTTTGACAAATACAATACTGCTAACTAATGATGTAGCTTTGTGTTTAGCAAAGATATATTCACGTGGCTTTTCAGTGGACATGGAAGCCTTAGATGCAGTTAAGAAAGAGTTTGAAGATGAGAGAAAGCAACTAAACACAGACTTGTTTAGACATGTGGCTAATCTTATGGGAGATACACCTATTAATTTAAATAGTCCTGAACAATTATCTTGGGTAATCTATGGTAGAAAAGTCAAAGATAAAACAGAATGGGCAAACTCAATAGACCCATACATGAGTGATGTTGATTTCAGAAACTTGATAATACAAGGCACTGAGGTTATGTACAAAACTCGTGCTGTACAATGTCATGACTGTGATGGTAAGGGTGAGATATATAGGATGAAAGTAGATGGCAGTCCATATGCTAAACCTAGTAAGTGTAAGCCATGTGACGGAGAGGGTTACATATTCCAAAAGACAGACAGGGGTGCAGGTCTAAGGTTTAGACCACCTAGTCCTAAGTGGGCAAGTGCTAATGGTTTCTCTACATCTAAGTTAAACTTGGAAACATTAGAGAGGGCAGCCCGTGCCAAGAACATGACTGATGCTGTAGACTTTTTATCTAAGGTTAGAAGACTAAGTGCAGTAGAAACATACCTATCTTCTTTTGTTGAAGGTATAAAGATACATACAAAGAAAGATAGAAAGTTACACGTGAGACTTTTACAACATAGGACTGCTACAGGAAGATTTAGTGGAGCAGACCCAAACATGCAGAATATGCCTAGAGGTGGTACGTTCCCTGTTAAGAGAGTATTTGTATCACGTTGGAAGGGTGGTAAGATACTTGAGGCTGACTTTGCACAGTTAGAGTTTAGAACTGCCGCCTACCTATCACAAGACAAAACAGCTATAAAGGAGATTGAAGATGGATTTGATGTACATGCATACACTGCTAGTGTCATTACGGAATCAGGTCAGAAGACTACTAGGCAAGAAGCCAAAGCTCATACCTTTGCACCCCTCTATGGAGCGACAGGATTTGGGAGAACGTCTGCTGAAGCAAAATATTATGAACAATTCACGAAAAAGTACGAAGGGGTCGCACTATGGCACACCCGATTGGCTAAAGAAGCTATGAGTAGTAAGGTTATAAGAACACCATCAGGCAGGGAGTTTGCTTTTCCAAATGTCTACAAGAATAAACATGGTAGAGTTTCTAACTTTACACAGATAAAGAACTATCCTGTGCAATCCTTCGCTACAGCAGACATAGTGCCTTTGGCTTTACTTTATATAGATAAATTGCTTGACAGCATGAAGAGTTGTGTGGTAAATACAGTACACGACAGTATTGTAATTGATGTGCACCCTGACGAAGAAAGAGCAGTGTTAGAGGCAATCAATACTACAAATAAGAATCTACCTAGTTTAGTGAATAGTAAATGGAATATAGAGTTTAATGTGCCACTACTATTAGAATCAAAAATAGGTGATAATTGGCTTGACACTAAAGATGTTAGCTGATATAACTTATGAACTTTAAAAAGAAGGAGAATGTTAATATGACAGAACTAACTACTATTGATACCAATAATTATGTCGCAATGGCAAAAGCAATGGGTATTGCAAATGAGGGAAGTACTAACAAGCAAAAGAGTAGTACACTACCTAGATTAAAAATAAATCATTCAGCTATCATGGGTGAGGGAGAAGTTAATGGTAAGACTGTTAACTTGGAAGTTGTTGAAGGTGGTACATATAAATTAGAGATACCTGATACAGCAACCTACTACTCTAAATCTATAAAGATTAGACCTTTCTTACAGAGGTTTATGTACAAAAGATTTATCAAAGGTTTTAACGACCAACCCAATGAGTATGTTAAAACTATTATGGCTGATAATCTAAATATAGATTTGAAGGATAATAAGGGTGGTCTCAACTGTGGTAAACCTGCAGGATATATAGAGGACTTTAAATCTCTTCCTGAGAAGACACAAGAACTTATAAAGCAGATAAAAAGAGTTCGTGTAATACTAGGAACTGTAGAGATGGTATCCCCTGTAAACGAAAAGGGAGATGACGCAGAAGTTCCTGTGTCTCCGTTCATCTGGGAAATAGATAATCGTGATGCTTTTAAAGATGTAGGTAAACCCTTTACTGACTTAGCCAAGCATAAGAGATTACCTATACAGCATACTATTACTGCTAATACTCAAGAAAGAAAGTTACCTAGTGGTAATGTATTTTACTTGCCTGTAGTATCTTTGGATTTAACTAATGTTGTATCAATATCAGATGCTGACCAAAAGATGTTTGCAGACTTCATGTTATGGGTAGATAATTATAATACCTATATTGCTAATGCATGGCAGGAGAAGGCTAATAGTAACATATCAGAAGAGGATATGGACACTGCTGATGACTTTGTTGATATTGAGATAGAGGAAGACGTAGCCTAATGCAACATCCTGCAGAACTAGCACTACATCAATTTATGGAAGATGCCTCAAATGGAAAGTCTACTTTTTCAGATGATACCATCTCCCAAGTAGGTAAGGATGTAATGGATGCTGTTAAGCGACAGTTTGGCAGTGGTCAACCTAGAGACAAATTTAGATTAAGAATGTCAAATATAGGTAGACCATCTTGCCAACTGTGGTACGACAAAAATAAACCTGAAGTAGCCTTACCTCGCTCTACAACATTTGTTATGAATATGATGCTTGGAGACATCGTTGAAGCTGTCTTCAAGGGATTATTAAAAGAAGCAGGAGTAAAGTATGAAGATGCTGAAAAAGTTACTCTACGATTACCTGATGCTGAGATTGAAGGCACATATGATATTGTTATTAATGACAGTGTTGATGATATTAAATCCTCTTCACAATGGTCTTATAATAATAAGTTTGATTGTTTTGCTACATTAAAAGAAATGGATGGCTTTGGCTACGTTGCACAACTAGCAGGTTATGCCAAAGCATCAGGCAAAAAAGCAGGTGGTTGGTGGGTAGTTAACAAAGCAAATGGAGACTTTAAATATGTCCCTGCCACAGGTATTGACATTGATGAAGAGATTAACTATATCAATACTACTATAAAAAAACTAAATGACAATAAGTTTGAAAGATGTTTTGAACCTGAGATGGAGACCTTTAGAGGTAAAGAAACAGGTAATAAAGTACTTAGCAAACATTGTACATTTTGTTCTTATAGGTTTGACTGTTGGAAAGGTTTGAAAGAACTACCTGCAGTTATGTCTCAAGCAAAGTCGCCTAAGACTGTTGCTTATGTTGAAATGAAAGGAGAAGTGACATGAGTACAGAGACAGAGAAAATCGAAGACCTTAAAAAGTCTATCGAGACTATGGAAAAAGAGTTAGCTGAAGCTAAAAAAGCATATCGTGAAATGAGAACTAAAGGTTTACGAGATGCTATGGAAGCTAAAAAGTTAGCTGACGAGGCAGTAAAAGAAGAGATGAAAGCTCTTGGATATACTTCAACTGCTAGTCATTTTAATTGGTATTGGAGAGACCTAACGTAGTGTCTCCACACCAAGCACGCAGAGATGCTATAAAGCATGGGTATAGGAGTGGTTTAGAACACAAGCTATCTATATATCTTGATGAACTAAAGCATAAATACTTGTACGAATATACTAAAATCGAATGGGAAGATTTATCATATCGCACCTATACCCCTGACTTTATTTTAAACAATGGAATAATTATAGAAACAAAAGGAAGATTTTTAGCAGTAGATAGACGAAAACACTTAGCTATAAAAAGACAGCATCCTCGTTTAGATATTAGATTTATATTTACTAACAGTAAGGCTAAGTTAAGAAAGGGAGCTAAATCATCTTATGGTCAATGGTGTGACAAATACGGATTTAGATATTATGATAGGATAATACCTGAAGATTGGTTAAAAGAAAAAGGTAAAAACAAACACCCTAAATTTATAAAGTTTGGTGGTACAAAAATAAAAAGGAGAAAGTAAATGGATGAATTTAAAACACGACCTGAAGATTTTACTATAAGAGTTAGACCCCTTATTGATAAAGATAAAAATTGGACAGGAGAAATAGATGTTGTAATTATAACACAACCTCACAATGCATTGTCTGATGATGATTACTACCAAGTAATGCATATATGTAAAATGATTTCATCAGTGATACCCTTAATGGAAAAAGATATTAAACTTAGGGATACTGTTAATGATTATGTTGTAAATAAACTTGACAAAGATTACACACATGATATAACTAAAGATTCTAAAATCGAAAAGATTGAAGATAATATTATTAGAATTAATTTTAGACCTGAGACAAAACATTGATGAGACATTTGGAGTACATGAAGATGAGAGCAAAACAAGAAGAAGACATGGTTAATCATCCACCACACTATAACAAGGCAGGGATAGAAACCATACAGGCTATAAAAGCCATGACAGATAAAGGTTTTGAATTTTACTTACAAGGTAATATTATGAAATACCTTTGGAGATACAGGTATAAGAATGGTGCTGAAGATTTAAAGAAAGCACAATGGTATCTCAACGAGTTAATAGATGTTGTAGAAAATGATAAGAGTTAAAGTAATGTTAACATTAGATGTGGATGAGGATGAGTACCCTGTTCCTGCTGATGAAAATGTAGCTGAAGAAATAGAAACAACTTTAAACGAAATGTTATATGATATTGGTGGTGTCACCATAAAGAATTTAAGAACTATACAGGAGAATAAAAATGATTAGTAATTACCTACCTACTGACTATCAAAATTTTATAGCACTCTCTCGCTATGCTAGATGGAAAGATGATGAACAAAGAAGAGAAACTTGGGGAGAAACTGTAAATAGATATTTTGATTACATGGAAAATCATCTAAAAAAGAATCATAATTATAATATAACTAAAGCACTGAAAGAAAAATTATCAGAGCATATATTATCTCTAGGTGTAATGCCTAGTATGAGAGCCTTAATGACTGCAGGTGTTGCACTAGAAAGATGCCATGTGGCAGGATATAACTGTAGCTACATACCTGTAGATAGTCCTCGTAGCTTTGATGAATGTATGTACATACTTATGTGTGGCACAGGTGTAGGCTTCTCTGTAGAAAGAGAGAATGTGGATAAACTTCCTGTAGTAAATGAACACTTTGAGAACTCATCTACTATCATAAAAGTAGGCGATAGCAGACCCGGTTGGTCTAAAGCATTACGTGAATTGATTGCTATGTTGTATGCAGGACAGATACCTACATGGGATGTGTCAGAGGTAAGACCTGCAGGTGC